GTGAATTGCTCCTTAAATCCAGATTCAGATAACTACATTGGAAAGCTAATCGGTGATCGTAAGGTTACTTATGACTTTGACCAAGATATTGTTTCTGAAAGAAGAATCATATCAACAGGTAAGTACTCAAACGTCTCTAAATACGTTAGAGTTATTATTAACTCTGCTGTTGAAGACAAGAAAGTTCCTGCAAAATCTCTTCCATTCGGTTTCAGAGGACCAGAACTTTTAAAGACCAACGATTCTTTAAATGATGGTTTGACAGGCGCTAAGAGACTTGCTGGGTTATTTACAGTAGATTCTTCAGGAATCTTATCACAATCTATTCTACCACCTGTCCCATTTAGATTCAAGGTTACAAAAGGTGCAATTGCAACACCAGCATGGGATGGTGATCCAGGACCACAAGAAATCGCATCTCCTCAATTCTACTGGGGCGTTAAGTTCGAAAGAAACGACGTTCCTCTTAACGCAAATCTTTCAGAAATTAAGAATCCTCTTCTTGAGAGCTATACAAAATTCTCTGGTATCAAGAAGCTTGATGTTCTTGTAACTGGTTCAGGAGCAGATACTTTCAATAACAACAAATTCTCGTTATCAAAGGTTGCATTCTCAGCAGGAACGATATCCGGATTAACAGGAACGATTCGTTCTCACATGCGCGAAGCTGCATATGTAAGAAACGCGAAGCTAGATCCTACAACTTACATGATCAATGATCCTGTTTTAGGAAATAGAATCACGTTTGCTTCGTTGCTGTCGAATGGACAACCTTATGAATTTAACAAGTATTCTTCATTTGCTAAATTCACAACATTTATGCAAGGCGGATTCGACGGTCTGAACATCCTTGATTCTTCTGCTGCAAGAATGAATGACAAGGCAACGTCATTTGAAACACGATATGGTGGAGCCTCAACGACATACCTTCCAGCAGGTCTTGCTACGAACCAAGCAGGAACAGGAGTCGATAACAACTCAGTTAATTCTTACATTACTGCAGTTGATGTTATGACGGATCCTTTACAAGTCAATGTCAATCTTTTAGCATTGCCTGGAATTCGCGAAGATTATATCACGAATTATACAGCAAAGAAGGTTCGTGATTATGGTCTTTCGATGTATGTGATGGATCTTCCAAATTATGATGACAATAGCAATAGAATTTATGATGATTCTACTGCTAAGATTAGCATCGAAAATACTGCTGCAACATTTGAAGCAAGAACTTTTGACAACAATTATGTTGCAACTTACTTCCCAAATGTTTACGTAAATGATGCAACAAACGCCAAGTATGTCAAAGTACCAGCTTCAGTTGCAGCATTAGGTGCACTAGGATTTAATGACAGGGCTGCATATCCTTGGTTCGCCCCAGCAGGATTCAATCGCGCAGCTCTTGACTTCGTAAACAATGTTGAGGTTAGATTAAACGTTTCTGATAGAGATCGTCTCTATGATGCACGTATCAATCCAATTGCAACGTTCCCAAGACTAGGCTTCGTGATTTACGGACAAAAGACTCTACAAATCAGGAAGTCAGCTCTTGATAGAGTTAACGTTCGTCGTCTTCTACTCGAAGTCAAGAGACTCATCATCAACATAGCAAACAGAATCGTGTTCGAACAAAACACACCAGCTGTTCGTAATAAGTTTGTTGCTGATGCAATTCTTCAGTTAAGTCTTATCCAATCGCAAGCCGGTATCGAAGCATACCAAGTTGTGATGAACGAGACTAATAACACTCAGGAAGATGTTGATCTTAACCGCCTTAATGGTAGAATCGTAGTGGTTCCAACAAGGGCAATTGAGTTCATTGCAATTGACTTCATCGTTACAAACTCTGGAGTTCAATTCGTTTGATTAAAAAAAACTTAGGTAATCTGATACTTATCAATCAAGCAAATCGGTAGGAGCGAAATAAATGGCACAGCTCAAGTTTGGCAGCGCAGGCGTAACAACAAGAGAATTAGATCTAACAGGACCAGTAGCGGTATCACCAACAGGAGTACCTGCAGGAGTTATCGGTACATCAGTTAAAGGACCGGCTTTCGTTCCATTAACATATGGCACTCTATCAGACTTTTTTGCAAAGTTCGGTGAAAGTGACTCAAAGAAATTTGGGCCTTTGGCCGTTTCAGAATGGTTAAGAAGAGCAGGTTCTGTAACCTACTTAAGAGTTTTAGGCGTCGGCGACGGTAAAAAGCGCACAACGTCTGGAACAACAGCAGGTGATGTTGCTAGCGCCGGATTCACGGTAGGAGAAGAATTACCTTCAACTACCGATGGTTCTTTGTCGTCAAACCCATTTGCAAATTCAGAAGGAATCCCAGGTAGAACATACTTCTTAGGATGTTTTATGTCTGAGTCTGTTGGTTCTTCTGTGTTTAGCTCAGCAGGAATTCAAGGAGTTGGAAGCGTTAACTCTATAGTAAATGGAGCAGTTCCAATTGTAAGAGGGGTTTTAATGGCTCCTTCTGGAGTAGTTCTTAGACTTTCTGCTTCCGCTGCAGGAATTGACTCTTCTAAACCAGCATCAAGCGTCATCGGAAATGATTCTGCTTCGAATAAAGGATCATCATTAGGAACGTTGGTTCTATCTGATGTAAAGCAAGAATTTACGTTGATACTAAATGGTCATAAAGGAACAAATTCTGCATATCCTAATGTAATCACAGCATCATTCAACGTAACTTCTTCAAACTATATTAGTAAAGTTTTAAACACAGATCCTTATAAGATTCAAGAAGCAGGACATTATTTGGCTGCGTATTGGGATATCCACCCAGTATTAGCTGCAGTCACGGGAGTTGGCGTGGTATCTGAAGCTCCTGTAGCGGCTGGATTAGAAAGATCTGCATTCCTTTTAACATCATCGTTGGCAAGAAACGTTGGTTCTTCCGTTGTTCCGAACTATGAAGGATTCCGCGATAGATTCTCTAGCGCAAAAACTCCTTGGGTTATTTCTCAAAAGTTCGGCGGATCACCACAAAATCTATTTAAGCTGCATTCTTTAGATGCTGGTGCAGGCATCTCTAATCAATATAAGATCTCTATTTATAACATTGTTCCATCGTCCGATCCTTCAAACAGATATGGTTCTTTTAGCCTTTCTATAAGAAGCCTAACAGACACCGATATTGATCAAAAAGTTTTAGAAAGATGGGAAGGTCTAAATTTAGATCCATCTTCTGACAGATACGTCGCCAAGGTTATAGGTGATGTTAACGCTTACTATGATTTTGATAGAGATGAAGCTGAACAAAAGCTTATCATCGATGGCAATTACGATCTTCGTTCACGTTATGTAAGAGTTGAAGTTTCTGATGCCGTGACAAATGAAACGATTGACCCAACAGCTTTACCGATGGGATTCAGAGGAATTTCTCATCTTGTAACTTCTGGTTCATCGCCTCTAGCACCATTAAGCGGAGTCGATTCTTCTGCATTAACAGTTGCTACATTTACAAGAAACACGATCGAGCCGCCGCTTCCATTCAGAAATCATTTAAATGATGGAACAGGACAACAAACTCAAGTTAACGTTAGATACCATTGGGGTGCTAAGTTTGAACATATCACAAACTTAGTGGAACAAAATAGCTCAATTCTTCAAGATAAATCATTTCATAGCTTTACGAAACATTTCCCAACGCATTCTACAGTTAACATGAACTTTGCAGTTGCGGATAACACCGGTGTTGCTGACACTGCCACAAATGGTATCTTGGATGTTGACAGATTCTGTAACAATATTTTCTCTTTGGAAAATATTAAGATAACGACTGGTTCAAATGGCACCGTCGCGCAAAATGATGATTGGCAATATGCAACTTACGTTAGAAAAGGAAACATCATTGCTGATGATAACGCAAAGACAAGAGCAGTTCAAATCAGTGATCTTACCAATTCTCAAAATCGTAAATTCTTAAAGTTCTCTTTCATTATGCAAGGAGGATTTGACGGAGTCAATATCTTCGATAAGGATGAAGCAGAGATTAACAACGCTGCAGTCGTAGCCGATATGAATGATGTTGATAGAGGCCGTAACACAGGACCTAACGTTTCAGCATATCTTAAGGCTCTTGATGTTATGAGAAATACGACGAACGTAGACATCCAGCTTCTTGCAATCCCAGGTATTCGTGCCCCGATTGTTACAGACGAAGCAATTAGAGCTACAGAAGAAAGATTCGACGCTCTATACGTCATGGACATCGAGCAGGTTGATAAGGATGGAAATCTGATCAACATAACGTCAACGACGAAGCCTTCAGTTAAGGAAACAGTTGATCAACACAAGGCTCGTAACCTTAACACTTCATTTGCGGCAGCATACTTTCCTGACGTTTTAATGAAGGATCCTTCTAGACCAACAAACTCTATAATCGTTCCACCTTCAGTCGTCGTCATGGGCGCCTTAGCATTGAATGATTCTTTAGGATATCCTTGGTTTGCACCAGCTGGATTAACAAGAGGAGAGCTTCCAACAACACTTGAGACGAGCATTCAACTTAAGGATGCAGATCTTGATTCACTCTATGATGAAGACATCAACCCGATTTATGCTCCTTCTACGACAACGCGTGGAGGAACAAATCCAAAAGGTGGTGTGGTCGTCTGGGGTCAAAAGACAATGCTTCAAACAGCATCTGCTCTTGATAGAATCAATGTTCGTAGACTTCTCATTGATATTCGTCGTCAAGTTCGCGAGATTGCTCAAACAATCATCTTCGAACCAAACCGCGAAGCAACATTGGCTCGCTTCTCTGCTGCCGTCACGCCACGTCTACAGAGAATCCAAGCCCTTGCAGGTCTTGAGAGATTCCGTGTCATCATTGATTCTTCAACAACGACACAAGCCGACGTCGAGAACAATACGATTCGCGGAAAGATCTTCTTGCAACCCACCAAGACGATTGAGTTCGTTTCCTTGGACTTCGTTGTGGCCAACAACCTTCAACAAGTACAATGAAATAAATCATAAAAAATACCTAATTGATTCAGGTATTAAAATTTTGAATTAATTTTTAAGGGCTTCTAAATGAAGCCCTTAATTATTTGTAGAGTTACATATTGAATTGCAGGTAATATAGTTTATAACACTGCATAGTTATGAACGAGAAGATTTAAATGGCAAAGGTTGTATATAAGAGCGCAGGAGTAACGGCCGATTTTGCAGGAACTATAACGGTTCCTTTTTCAACTTTAGCATCAACCCCAACGTTAGTTATAGGAACATCTCAAAAAGGTCCAGCTTTTTCTCCATCTGATTTATCTTCAGAAAAAGAGTTTATTGATAGATTCGGATTACCACATATAACTGGTTCTTCTATCACACCAGATGATCGGTATACCACATATGCACCCTTAGCAATTCAAGAGTGGTTAGAAAATTCAACTGCAGCAACATTCGTTAGAGTTTTAGGGGTTGGAGACGGAAAAAAAAGAGTCCAAAGTGGGGCAACGACTGGTGATGTTACAAATGCCGGATTTACGGTTGGCGAAGAGCAACCCAACAAAAGTCTTTCTGGTTCATTAGGACAAAATCCTTATGCAAATTTGAATGGAGAATTAGGAAGGACTTATTTTCTAGGCTGCTTTATGTCAGAATCGCAAGGTTCTACAATTTTTAGTTCAGCAAAAATTCAAGGTACAGGAAGCATCAATGGAATTGTAAACCAAGCAGTTCCAATCATACGCGGCATTTTAATGGCTCCTTCAGGAGTTATACTACGTCTATCTTCTTCAGGGGGAGGATATGATTCTTCTGCACCAAGTTCAACTCTAGTAGGAAATGACACAAATGCTAAAGGAACAACGCTGGGCTCTGTTACGTTGTTTGATCCGAACAACAACAAACAATTACAACAAGAGTTTGTTTTATTATTGAATGGTCATAAAGGAACGGATGATTATCCGAATGTTATTACTGCATCATTCGATATAACGTCTCCAAATTATATTAGTAAAGTTTTTAATGTTACCTCATCATTGATTCAACAGGCAGGACATTATTTGGCTGCGCATTGGGATATTCATCCTGTAACAGCTATCTTAACTGGTACGGGCGTAGTCACGGCCGGAGCTGATTTAGCAGATGATTCTAACAGGGTATTTTCGACGGAACGTTCAGTTTTTATTATTACTTCTTCATTATCAAGAAATGTTGGAAGTTCTATTGTTCCAAATTATGAAAATTTCAGAGATAGATTTTCTAATGCGTCGTCTCCATGGATAATTTCTCAAAATTTCCAAGGAAAATTCATTAATCTATTTAAATTACATGCAATTGATTCTGGAGCAGATGTAGCTAATAAATACAAGTTTATTGTTAGCAATATAACTCCAGCTGAAAAAGATTCTAAATATCCTTATGGGACTTTTGATTTATCAATAAGAAAAACAACAGACGCTTATGATATTCAAACAAAGCCAGATGAGGAATTTATTAATTTATCATTAGATCCAAGTTCGCCTAGATACATTTCAAAAGTAATAGGGGATAAAAACAAATACTTCGATTTCGATAGAGTAGAAAGCGAACAAAGATTAGTCGTTGAAGGAAATTATGATAATTTATCTCGCTACGTTAGAGTAGAAGTTTCTAAAGACGTAGAAGATAAGAAAATACCGGTTTCTACTCTTCCAATGGGGTTTAGAGGAATGTCACATTTAGTGACGTCAGGATCTTCGCCGTTAGCTCAATTAGGCGGTGCTGATTCATCGGCGCTAATCATTCCAAACTTTTTAGCAAACTCTATAACTCCTCCTATACCGTTAGC